AGTGACAATTTATTTGTACCTTCAGACGCAGTAATACAATACGCTTATGCTTTAGCCGCCAGAGAACGTGGAGAAACTGGAGGAACATCTGCCGCAGAACTTTTTGGAATTGCAGATCAAACATTAGCGGATAGAATTGCATTAGACGTAGGAAGAACGGAAGAAGAAACTATTTGGAAACCCGTATAATGGCCCAACAAATAAAACAACTTACTATACAGGCTCCAGGATTTTTTGGAATAAATACCCAAGATTCCCCTGTAGGTATTAATCCTAATTTTGCTTCCGTTGCTAACAACTGTGTTATAGACAAGCAAGGAAGAATAGGGGCAAGAAAAGGTTTAAGTAGAATAAGCAATGCTGATGTTACTAAAAATATTGAAACTATATTTGAAGCTACTAATCTTGATGGTGCAGTTACTTTATTTTCTACTGGTAATAATAAAATATATAAAGGCGATACTACTTTAACTGAATTAGGTTTACCTAATGGATATTCAATATTAGCTAATAATTGGAAAATAGTAAATTTAGCTAATAAAGTTTATTTTTTTCAAACTGGTCATGTTCCTTTAGTTTATACTACAGGTACTTCTGTTGTAGCAAATACAAACGCTCCTCAAGGTAATGAAGCATTAGCCGCTTTTGGTAGAGTTTGGGTAACAGATACAGCAAGTGATAAAAGTACAATACATTTTTCAGATGATTTAGATGGTACAACTTGGAAAACAATACCTAAAACGGAGACTTCATCAGCAGGAGATTTAGATGTAAGAGAAGTTTGGACATCAGGTGCAGATGAAATAGTTTCACTACAAGCACACAATGGTTTTTTAATTATTTTTGGTAGGCATGAAATACTAATTTATAAAAACCCAGATGATGTAATAACGGAAGGAGCTTTTTCTTTATCTGACACAATAGAAGGCGTTGGGTGTATAGATAGAGATTCAATACAAAACATAGGAACTGATATTTTATTTTTATCAGATACAGGAGTAAGAAGCTTAGGTAGAGTAATACAGGAAAAATCTTTGCCTATGAGAAATGTTAGTAAAAACATTAGAAATGATGTGTTAGACTTAATTACTCAGGAAACATTGCCTATAAAATCAGCATATAGCACACAAGAGGCTTTTTATTTACTTACGTTTCCTACTAGCAATACTGTGCTTTGTTTTGATATTAGGTCTCCTTTAGAGGACGGAACCTATAGAGCAACAACTTGGTCTGAAATGAATCCTAAATGTTTTTGTGTTAGAAAAAATGGAGATTTACTAATAGGTAAATTAGGAGGAATATATAAATACTTTGGATTTAACGATACTGAAGTAGTTAGCGGTGTTTATCAAACAACCGATTATGATTTAAGATATTTTAGTAATCCTATGAATTTTGGTAATTCCTCAAATATAAAATTTCTTAAAAAACTTAAAATAAGGGTTATAGGTAATAATTCATCTGAGACAGTACTAAATTGGGCTTATGATTATTCAACTAATTTTAATAAACAATTATTCGTAAATACTAATCAACAAACAAATTTAGCGGAATATGGAATAAGCGAGTTCGGTCAAGTCGGTGTAGATTTTACACAAGATATAAATGGAAATACAGTAACTGGTCCTTCTGCTGAATACTCAGGAGGACTTGATTTACAAAATCCAGAAGTTAATGGAACAGGAAGCGGAACAGTTTTAACTATAGGTCTTGAAACTACTATTAACGGAGCGGAGTATTCAATACAACAAATAGACTTAAGTGTATTACTAGGGAGAACAATATAATGTCTAATTATACTAAAACAACAAACTTTACAGCAAAAGACTCTTTGGCTTCTGGTAATGCTAATAAAATAGTTAAAGGTGCTGAGATAGACACAGAGTTTACTAATATTGCAACACATATAGCAACAAAAGCAGACTTAGCTAGTCCTACTTTTACAGGAACAGTTAATGCTACAAATATTACTTTAGCAGGAACAATAACAGCCGCTAATATTGCGGGAAATTTAGCAGGAACGATAAGTGGAGGGACGTATTAAATGTCATTATTTGGAGACATAGTGTCTGGCATTTTAGGATATAAAGACTCTAAAAGAGCCATAAAAAGACAAAGAAATTTTATGGACGAAATGCTAGGACGGTATACCGATGCCGGTCAGGAAGCTAGAGATGATTCTCAGTTTCGACCTTTTAGTGTTACGTCTTCAATAGGAGGTGCTGACGCTACAGCAGAGGGAGGTTTTAACATAAACCTATCTCCTCAGCAACAAGCCCTTCAGGACCGTTTATTTGCCGCCTCAGGCATGTTTCTTGATCAACTAGGGGGAGACCCTTTTGATAAAGCAGGACAGCTCTATGAGCAATTAAGAGCCATACAGAGGCCCGAAGAAGAACAAAGACAGTTAGCTCTTGAAAGCAGATTAAGAAGACAAGGAAGGCAGGGCTTAAGAACTTCAATGTTTGGTGGAACTCCTGAGCAACTTGCATTAGATTTAGCTAGAGAAAGAGCTAGAAATGAAGCATTGTTCCGATCTTATGGACAAGCAAGGAGAGATCAAGTCCAAGACTTTGGATTAGTTCAAGGATTACTAGGAGCAGGTGATAGCAGAAATAAACAAATTCAAGACTTAATTAGGTTAGGTCTTGCAGGTTCCGAAATAGCACAAAGAGGACAACTAGCAGGAGCTAAAAATAATCTAATGGCTACATTAGGTGGTTTAGGTTTCTATGGAAATCAAGGTTTAAACTTGTTAGATATGCAAAGTGAAAAGGACAGCGCAAGGTCTGGTTTCTTTAATAATTTATTTGGTAACCTAGAAACTGCTTTTGCAAACGCGGCAATGGCCGGAAGTGGCGGCAGTACTGGGGGCAATCTTAGCGGTGGAGGTGGTTTTTAATGGCTATTAATGATTTAGTAGGTTTACTAACTGGGACTAGCATGACTCAGCAGTTACCTCCAATTACTTCCAATCCTCAAGTTAATATTTTAAATAGAATGAGGGCAAATACTCAGCAAATAGGTAAAGCAGGACGAGGTGTTGCAGGAGGAGTTAGAGGATTACTAGGATTACCTCCACTTCCTCCAACTGAAGAAGAAAAAGCACAAAAGTTAAGACAAGACTTAAATGCTTTAGATTTAACTAATTTAGACGATCTTGAGTCATTAATAACTATGATAGCTCCTTATGATCCTATCAGAGCGGCAACTTTAGCTACTGGAGTAAGAAACAAAAGGTCTAGTGAAGCAGATAAGATTACAAGAGAATTAGAAGAAGAATCTCAAAGAAAAGCTTTTGCTGATTATTTAAAAGTAGCATTTCCAGATGAAATAGGTTTAGATGTATTAGCAGAATCAGGTGTTTTAACTCCTGACAACTTTAAACAAATGATGCCAATGTCGGGAACTAACAAACAACAGTTTGGAGGATCAGATATTTTTAAAGATGAACAAGGAAGTCTCTTTTATGGAACTCAAGTAAAAGACCCTCTTACCGGAGAAACTAGAACGGAATTCTCTAGTATTGGAGGCTCTGGAGGTGAGCCTATAGGTAAAGTTACTCAATTAAAAAGTTCAGGCGAAACCGCTGTTCAAGAAAGAGAAGGAAAAGTAGACGCTAAACTTCAAGAAGAGTACGGTAAAAAAAGATTAAATGCTATTGAAAATATTCCTTCTTTAACAGCTTCAAAAGATAAAGTAGATAAAGCTTTAGATTTATTAGATTCTGTTTCAACTGGAGGACCAATAAATTTAGTAGCTTATGGTTTGTCTGATTTCTTTGGAGTTACTACAGCAGACAAAGCCGAACTAGAAGTTATTCTAGGGCAACAAATGTATAAGTCTTTAAAACCTTTATTTGGTGGTGTTATTTCTGAAGGAGAAAGGGCCGCGATTGAACGTATTTATGCAAACTTAGGAAAAGGAAACGAAGCTAACAGAGGAATACTTAGGGCTTTAACAAAAGAAATACAAGATAGTATTTCAGCAGGAAGACTTTATCTTAATAATGAACAATATAATGATTATAATCAAGCAATTAAACAGCTTATTCCTGAAAAAGCAAAAAGCACACAAAAAACAATTAAGTTTTCCGATTTAACATAAGGAATAATAATGACAGAGCTAGTAAACATTGAGCTTCCTAATGGTACAATTATTGAGGGAGTTCCTGCAAACATTAGTCCGGAAGTATTAAAAGATAAAGCAATTAAAAATGGATTAGCAAATGCTGAAGATTTTAATGTTGCTACCGTTGAAAATGAAGCAGGTTTTTTAAAAAGCAATCTTGATATACCTTTTGGTATTGGAGGAGCTTTAGCAGGAGCAAAAGCAGGTGCAATGACTGGTGTTCCTCCTTTGATTCCTGTAGGTATGGTATTAGGAGGTGCTTTAGGTACAGGAACAGGTTCTTTAACTTCCGACTATTTAACTAAAGATGAATTAGACTTTGATAAAGCAGTTAAAGAATCTTTAATATCTATAGGATTTGACGTAGGAACACTAGGTGCAGGAAAAGTAATTAAACCGGCATTTTTAGCTTCCAAAAAAGCACTAGGTTTTACACCAAAAGAAGTAGCAGAAGAGATAGCGTCTAGTTCTAAAGTATCTCAAGCAGGTTCCGAAGAATCACTAGCACAGACACAAAAAATACTTGAGGGTCAAGGCTCTAGTTTAACTAGGTTTCAAACTGGAAAAGCTTCAGCATTAGAAATTTTTAGTGAAAAGATAGCGGAAGCCGGTCTTTTATCTGGTCAAGAAAGTTTAAGAAACATTGCAAAAGTAAATGAGGCCGCACAAAAAGCTTTAGATGAAGTAATGACAAGAGTTGATCTAAGAACAGGCATAGCACCTTCCGATATAGGAGATGCAATGTTTGATACTGTATCGGCAGGTCGTATAGCTCTTAGTGAAACATATGAAGAAGGTTTAAATTTTATACAATCACAATTAGTAAATAAAACAGTAAACGCTACTGGAGTAAAAAATGCGTTGCAAAACTTCTTAAAACAAAATACTGAAAAAACTTTTGATATTATTGAGGGTAAGTCTGTTGCTCAGTTAGATAAAGCAAGCGTTCGCGTAGTAGGTGGAGGGAGAAAAACAAAAAATGTGTCCACTTTAGACCCTGCAACGGTTAAGTTTATTAATGAACAACTAACAAAAACACTAGAGCTTCCAAATATGTCTGCAAACACTTTGTTAGCTATAGATAAAAAAATTACTCAACAAATAAAACAATTTGGAGATAGAAATTCACCTAGTTATAATACTACTGCTGATAGAGAACTAGGTGAACTTCAAGATTTATTAAAAAACTCTCTTTTAAATACACTTAAACAAGCTGATCCAAAAGCGTCAGCGCAATATAGAGCGTTAAAAACAGATTATAAAATTGCTAGAAATACTTTATTTCCTAAAATAAATGATACTGTAATTAACAATGCTGAAAAAGAAGACTTTGAAGCGTTAGGTAAACTTTTAACAACTCAAACTAATACAGATAAAATATCTGCTTTTATGAGAAGTATAGATGAGGCTTATAAACAAATAGGAAGAAGGTCAAGATTTCCTATAGATATACCTTATGGTACTGCAAAAGAAGCAAAACAAGCAGTTAAACAGTCTTTTCTAAAAACCTTATTACCTACTAGCGGGTCTCCAGATTTTGATATTGCTACTTATAATAAACTAGCTTCAACATTTAGTAGACCTGCTGAGGATAAAAGATTAAAAATTATCATGGGTGAAGATTATACTACGGTTAAAAAATTATTTAATTTGTTTGCTGATGCAAGTAAAAGACCTGAAGGTACTTTAGGTACTTTATTCTTAAGAAGTAAAGAATATTCATCTGTTACAGAAGGATTATCTCTCGCCCAAGGCTTAACAATGTCAGCGGCAGGAGCGGGAGGTTACGCCCTAGGAGGAACCGTAGGAGCTATTCTTACTCCCGCAGTTGTTTTGACTGCTCCTATCTTTTTAGCTAAAATGGCTACTAACAAAAAAGCAGTTAATAGACTAATTGCTTTAGATAAGAAAAAGTTTATTAATGAAGAACTAAGAGAAAAAGCAGTAGCCGCTGTTATTAGTGATGTAATGGATGGACTATCTGAAGAAGAACAGGCTGAACTAAGAAACTACTTTAGACCACAGAGTAATTAATATGGCAGAACAGAAATTATTGCCTGACGATCCTACACTTAGAAGTAGATCAAGAGGATTAATATCTGACTTTTTATATGCTCAACCGTTGGGTTTTGATACAGAACGCGAGGCAGTACAAAAAGCTAATGACTTAATGACTCTTCTTGAGTTTAGTCCGGTTGGTGCTTTATTCTTTGGAGAAGACATAGTTAATGAAGCTAAAAAGGGGAACGTAGGTACAGCCTCCGCTATGTTAGGCATAGGAGCACTTCCCGTAGTTGGGCCTAAGATTGCTCGAGGTGCTAGAGGAATGTTAAGTAGCGGCCCTAATCTTATGAATCGTATTGCACAAAGTGTACCAACTGATCAAGGTAAAAACTTTTATAAAGTAGGACCAGTCGGTCAGTTAGGAACTTTTGGATCATCCTTCCTAGGTAAGACAGGAGCGGGAATACGAGAAAGCATTGATCCCGTTGCTAGGGCTAACTATAGAGTACGGGGTGTTACTGAAGAAAAAGCAAAAGAGATTGCTTCCGAAACAAGAGATATTAGCCCGATAGGTACTGCAATAAGCATGGCTAATCAAATCGATCCAAATCCAAAATCTTTGATACAGGAAACTTTTGGTAAAATACATTACCTAGGAACTAACATTACTAATACAAAGGTTCTTAAAACTTTAATAGGAAATGGAAACAGGAAAAACAAAAATGATATGGTCCCTGATGTAGTAGTCGATAGGGCAGTACGTCATTTAACTCAAGGTCCACACCAACGTAGAAGTTTAGTTGATAGAGGTTTAAATCCTAATTTAGAGTTTAAGTATCAGGTAAAAGACCCGTTAGCTAGTGGTTATGTTGCTTTACGAGATGCCTCAGGAACAATGTCAGACGGAGCTAATTTAGCTAGATTTTTAAAAAGTGAAAACTTTTCTAAGTATGAAGGCTACTTAAAAACAACCTTTAATGATCCAAAAAGAAAACTATCTCAAAAGGATATTATAGAAGCTTCTCAAATAAGTGCTACTCTTTCTCCTGACGTTGTTAAACAAATAAAACAAATAGCTCAACTTCCTGAGGAAATGAAAAGTACTAATCTTGCTTACCAAATATTACAAGCCAGAGCTAGACAAAGGGCCGGAAAGAAGCCTTCCGGTAAAATACAACAAAAAGTTTTAAACACTTTTAATGGCTTATTAACTACAGGTAAAGTAAAATTAGCTAGATTATCAGATGAAAAAGGTAATATTGTTAACCATATAGATTATGACAAAATTAAAGTACCGGAAGGTCATGTCTTTACTCAACAATCTTTTGTTTCTAAAATGCAAAAAGATTTAGGAGGAATGAATAACTTTTTTGCAATAGATACTAAGAAAAAACATTTTTATAGTATGACTAATGATGGTCACGATATTTTAGGAGTAAACCCTCCTTCGGGTTCAGGACTAGTAACAGCAAGTCCTTTAGTAAAAGTTAAAATGGGCGTAGGTGCTAACGTATTTAATCCAAATCAATTTAAAAATACACTAACTAGAAAAACTAAAAACGCAGTAAAACGAGCAAGACAAAAAACAAAAATAAAACCAAATAAAAACGAGTCTGGGCCTCAATATTTGAGAAGAGTATTAGTAGAGGCTAAGGCAGAGCCTACTCAAAAAGACATATTAGCCGCTAATGCTTCAAGAGCTAAATTACTTGGAGCGGGACTTCTGACCGGAGCGGGTATAACAGGAGTAGCGATAGCAAATAGTAAGGAAGAACAAGGGGTCAATTAAGACCCCTTTGTTTTATCTACTGTATCTCACATGAAGTACCAACACATGCCAATTCCTGAGAGCCGGTTGTATTATCTTCCGATTCAAAGTTTGACAGGTCATTCCAATTCACATCTTTTGGCATGGCACTAACCAACTCATTATATCTGTCTTCACAGATTTTTTCATAAGGAGCTTGTTGATAAACATCCT